AGTGCAGGCTTGTGAAAATCATCATAGGTTTTCAGGTTCATATCCCATGAATTACCCTGGCTATAATCTACTCTTGGAGTTATACTAACAATTCCCATAATATAAGACGGTTCGTTGACTTTTATTATCATTCTTCCGCCTTTATTTTTTTGGGTTAGTCTTCCTCTTCCTGCAAGTGTTCCCAATGGTTGGTCGGTAGTTTCAGCATTACTTATAACCTCCTCGAAAGCAAGTTCTTTTATAAGGCTTCCGTGATATACAGGGCTTTCAACCCCCTTTACTCTTTCGTGAGTATATACGGCATCCAACCAGTCATCATAAGTACCACCTGAAATAGCAATCCTGTTCAGCATTACGTAAACTTTCTGTGCAAGATTTAAAGCATCGATTGTAAATTCATCACCAGAAGTACTTACAGCAGTAATAGCATTGATGCCGTTCTCTCCGTCAATCCATTCAGTTTGAATCCAGTTGTTAAATAGGTCAGACTGATAAGTCTTTATTCCTAACGCTTCCTGACTGTATACACAAGAATATTTAAGATTTTCGTTGGTACCTATGGCAGTACGCATTGGGGCGGAATATGGTAGATCGTGGTTATTTAATATAACAAATGCACCTGCGCCGGAATACTGAAGTATATCCTCTCTCATGTTATCAATATTTGATAGAGGAAACTCAGTTAGACCGAATATCGAATTATTATCTACAAAAAGATTATTAGTATCCTGTACAGAAAAATCTTCAGGAGTTGAAGCTTTCATAGTACCTTGAGCAAATTTATCAATGTTATTCCATATTATATTTTCAGCTATGTCACTTAAAACACCAGGGGCGCTGTCATAAATTATTTTGATAGATTCCGGTTCAAGTTCAGGACAATTAGAAGGAAACTGAATAAATATTAATTCACCACCAACAGCTGCCCCTGTTTCAGGGCTAAGGACGTTCTGATCAACCCCGTTCTTACGAATTATAGCAGAAATTGGAGTAGTTGCAGGTATCATTGTGTCCTGCTCCGTGTGGATCATTACCCCTATTTCTTCCTGTTTATTACTGTAATAATTTTTATAAATATCCCAGTAAGCTAAATAAGGTATTGCATTGAAATAACGGAATGCTACGGTAGTAGATCCTGTTATTTTACCAAGTCCAGCAATACCCAAATATCGAAGTAGACAAGATTGGTTAATATGCTCACCATCCTCAAATGTTTGTTGGTAGTAAGCATGATTATTAGCAAGTACTTTAATTTGTGGTAAGAAAACATTACTCATATCCATGCCAATACCAAGTTTGTTCATGTGGAGTTTGGCATTGTATAATCTCATGGGTACCTCAAATACATCCAATTGCACTTTATATGAGCCGAAAAGTGGGCCGGTTGTAGGTAGTGTCATTACCTCAGCTGCGAGATCAATGTCCCATACGTCACCAGGTAGTGCTAATTGGCTCATAAATGGTACAAGTGTACCAGCACTCATACTGCTGCGCCAGAGGTAAGAAAGATCATGCGATGATCTTTCGTAGTTACGGAATGATGTTTCCTGCTTATTGCCTGACCCTAAACGGTCGCCTCCTATTGTTGTCTTCATAATATTAATTTAATATGTTTTAATAACTGTACTAAATGTACGTCACGTCTCCGACTTCTTCCAGTAAACACGCTAAATTTAATTTTAGCCTGATTTATCAGAGTGGCCCGATTACGATCGGTTAAATTAATTGTCTTTAAGTATTTGGTTGATTAATGAAATGATTTGTATTATTCTGTTCCATGTCATTTTTTGAGTGTCTTCAATTGCATCGTGTTTATTCTGATGAATTTCAGTAATCCTATACTTACCAAGTGTCCCGAAA